GATTATCGAGAAGTTTACTGCAATCAGCTTGCACTTGTTTTACAAAAGCATAAAACTGTTTTCTACTATCTGCAGCCTGATTCATTTCTTTGTTTGCTACGCCGTAATACTCCTTAACGCTTGCATCATCACTACTTACAATTGTATCAAGTATCCCCTTGTATTCAGTTAATGAAGATTTCATTAATTCAACAAATTCAGGAAACTGTGCAAGCACTTCTCTAGCCACTTCAGGACGAAGTTCGCCTATCTTTGATGCAAAACTAATCACATCACCTTTTGATATATTCTTAAAATCGGTTCTCTGCATCATCGCAAGAACATCCTGTTCCATTGGTGTATATTCCATGTTTCTACCTCCTAGTGAGCTGTCTGTATTCCCTTATTTGCATCCAGTTCAAAACCAACTTGCCAAAAACCCATATCAAGCATCTTCATCTGTGGATACGGCATACCTTCAACTTTCATTTTCTCTCTAGCTGGTTCAAGTCGTGCAGAGTTTTTTTCATAAAAATCAACAAGCTGCATAATGGATTTCAAGTTGTAATTACCGATTGCGACCTTCTGATTTTTAATGCCCGCTATAAAATATCTATCGTATGCAGGAACGCAACCAAGAGTTCCCATAAGTATTTTAGTGATAAGTGTAAAGGACAATTGACTTTTTAATTCTTGCTCTTTTACTTCTCGTCTGATTTTATCGTAATACTGCCCTAAAAAAGAATTTATATCTTTGAGTAGCTTCTGATTGCTTTCTTTTCTAAAATCAGTACACTCAATTCCAACCAACGCATCATACTTCTCACTTAACAGTTCTTTCACTACCGGAATATGTACTTTATAATCCTTTTGTAGCAAAAATGATGAGCCACGATACATTCCCCAACTTGCTAAATAGAAAGCTAGTTGTAAACTCAGATAATCATAATCAACTTCTTTGGATTCTCTTGCTTTTATGAAATGTGAATAGCAGTGTTCCCAAGAACGATATCGACCATTCCCATCAGCCTTCAAATCATTATAAAATTCTGTTGATGATTTAATAATCAAATCCACAGTATCCATGCTACTCACCGCCTATTCGTTACTTGTTTTTATCTGATCTCCGTCTGGGAATATAAAGGACTGCTCGAATGTAACTTCCATCACATCAGCTATCTGCTTTAACTCCTCCAGGGTAACTGTATCTCGTTTCAGTTTCTTACCAAAGTTCTGTGGAGTCTGACCTATCCGTCTGGCAAGTTCCGAAACGCTTATATTCTTTTTATTACATAATTCTTTAATCATATCGGATGTCTTCATCGTTATCCTCCATGTCTAAAACGCACCTCACTTCATTTGATTATAAACCATTTGGTTGATAAATTCAATCTTGGCAAAGTTCCACCATGTGAATTTTCCATGAATGACAAAAAACACCCCGCATTGCTGCAAGGTGTTGATGTAATAGCTCCTATTCAATTATCTTTTGAGTTCAACAGTCATGCCAGATTTGAATTCGAAGATTAATTTATCATCATAAACTGTGATTTTTTCAATAAGCCTTCTGACCAGTTGCTCATCATATTCTGTGATTCTGCTTGTTTGCGTTTGAAGAAAATGTCGCATTTCATTAATTCGTTTTCTGAGCATTTCCTGCTCGGCATCCTTGGTTACAACTGCTGCCTTCTTTTCCCTTAAAGCATCAATCTCATTTGCAATAACATCGTACTCGGCATTCTTATTTATGCAAAGCACCAGCTTTTCCTGTAGCTCTGCCATTCTTCTGTCAATGTATTCAAGTGTTGCCGTAGAGTCACAGTTCAGTACATCTTCAATGTTATGCTGCAACTGTACCAGGAACTGCTCTCGTCCACCAAGGGTCTTATTGATGGCTCTTACCACTGCGTTCTGAATCTCTGTTTCACTGATGGCATCGGCATCACAGCCTTCTTTCGGACCCTTCTCAATTCGACTGGCACATCTCCATTTGTTGTATGATGCACCTCTGGCCTTCCAAGCCACTCTTCTGAAAAGATCTCCACACTTACCACAGTAGATAATACTCGATAATGCGTACTTGCTGCTGTAGACCCTTTTCCTCTTCCCATTTTCCGTTCTTAAATGAGCTCTTCTTTGCAGTTCTTCCTGAACCTGCATAAACAACTGCCTTGGAATGATTGCTTCATGGTTATTTTCAACATAGTACTGAGGAACAATTCCATTATTAGCAACTCTCTTCTTTGTAAGAACATCAACCGTATAAGTCTTCTGCAAAAGAGCATCACCCATGTACTTCTCGTTTGTAAGTATCTTTCTGATGCCGTCCCCACGCCATTTCATGTTCCCGGTTGCTGTAGGTATGCCATCTGCCATAAGTCCGTCTGCTATATTCTTAAGGCTTGCTCCCTGCAGATACTCTCGGAATATTCTTCTTACTACCACAGCCTGGTCTTCATCAATGATAAGGTGTCCGTTCTCATCTTTGGTGTATCCCAAGAACCAGTTGTGATTGACCTGAACCTCGCCATTCTGATATCTGAACTGAATACCCATCTTAACATTCTTTGATAGCGACTCCGATTCCTGCTGTGCAAGGGAGGCCATAATCGTAAGCAGCACCTCACCTTTAGAGTCCATTGTATTGATGTTTTCCTTTTCGAAGAATACTGGTACGTTCTTTTCCTTAAGCTGTCTTATGTACTTAAGGCAATCTAGGGTATTTCTTGCAAATCGGCTGATTGACTTTGTAATAATCATATCAATCTTGCCTGCCATCGTATCTTCAATCATTCGATTGAACTCTTCTCGCTTTTTGGTGTTTGTTCCGCTGATACCGTCATCAGCATAGATTCCGGCAAATTCCCATTCAGGATTCTTTCTAATGAATTCTGTGTAATGCTCAACCTGTGCATCGTAGCTTGTAGCCTGTTCTTCGCTGTCAGTACTTACTCTACAGTACGCTGCGACCTTTAGCTTTGGCTTATCTTCTGCGGTTACCGTATTACCTACACGTTTTTTTGCCGGAATAACTGTTATGTTCTTTGCTCCTGCCATAGGTTATTCCTCGCTTTCTATCAGACTGTAAATGTATTCTGCCTGCTCAAATGGATCAGGAAATGTTAAATCGGCCGGCTTGAAATGAAATGCTGTAGGAACTGTCTTATTGTGTTCCTTGCATCTTCTGTCGAGCCTTCCAAGGTTTCCTGCCCTTCGTGTCAGTTCTTCCAGAAATCTTGTCTGGGTTTCTTCGTCAATTATCTGCGGATAATAGTCTGTTCCCAGATACTTCTTGTTAGAAAGCATTCTCTTAACCGTTGCATGGTTCATCCTAAAACCTGCTTCTTTAGCTGCATTAATAAGTGACTTGCCCTCAAAATAGTATCTGTAGGTTGCCCTTATTTGTTCTGCAGCCGTTTCATCAACTACAGCACAACCGTCAACTATTTTGTACCCTACTGGTATGTGTGCCATTTCAATCAATCCTTTCTTTTAGCTTTAATCCACATTTAAATTCAAATTCAACTTTATCCCTTGACAGCACTTTTACCTTTTCTATAAATCTTTCAAATAGGGATTCTTCCCATTCAGTAAAAGGTTTTGCATCGTTAAGGAAATCGACTAATTCTTTTAAAGCCTGCTCCATGGTATATCCGGCATCATCCATTCTGAATAATAAATCTCTTTTGGCTACCAGATGATCATATTCCATAATCAATTTATTATGAGCCTCGGCAAATACAGGTCTTTCGAGATACCCATTGGTCAGCAGCGTATTCAGCTGCTTTCTCTGTTCTTCATTGCTCTTCATTTCCCTTTCGATATCTTCCACACTGTTTGCGTTCTTTTTAGAATTATTTGTTGTAATGGAAATAAGGAGCGGTTTCAAGACCAGGTCGTTTCCAAATATCAGCTTGTTCATCATGGTAAGGAAGGCTCTCTTCAAATCATCATCACGAATAAATTTCATTGAACAGGATTTCGAATCTTCCAGGTGACCGCCACAGCACCAGGCATTGTAGCTTTTGCCGTGTGAAGTGTAGTGGTATCTTCTCTTAAATGATCTCCCGCACTCGCCACATTTGATTTTACCAGACATGGCATATCTGTTCTGATACTTTGATGTATCCTCACTGCAGTTGCCTTTTTCAAGTCCTCTCTGTCTTATTGATTCTTTCGCCTTTTCAAAGGTATCCCTGTCAATGATAGGCTCGTGATGATCTTCACAATAGTACTGTTCTTCTTCGCCATAGTTTCTTTTTCTCTTGAAATTTGCATCTGTAATGGTCTTCTGAAAAAGGGCATCTCCTATATACTTCTCATTTGTAAGAATGCCGTTAATCGTACCACCTGTCCACTTAGCACCTTTCTTGGTAGGAACACCTTTTTCATTCAGTTCCTTTGCAATGATATTGGTGCTCTTTCCGGCAAGGCATCCTGCAAAAATCTCTTTTACAACTTCTGCCTGTTCAGGAATAATCACCATCTCACCATCAACATTGGCATAGCCATAAGGCGGGTAAGAAATCACATAAGTACCGTTCTGGAACCTTTTCTTGATGCTCCACTTTTCATTCTCTGAAATGGAACGTGACTCGCTTTCTGCCATGCTGGCCAATATAGCAAGCATTAGCTCGCTTTCCATAGAGCCTGTGTTTATATTTTCCTTTTCAAAAATAACATAGACTTCATAATTCAAAAGCTTTCTTACAAGTGCCAGGCAATCGGTAGTGTTTCTGCTGAATCTGCTGATGGATTTTGTGATAACAAAATCGATAAGACCTTTTTCACAGTCTTCCATAAGTCTTAACAACCCATCTCTCTTTGCAGTCTTAGTACCGCTGACACCGTCATCATAATAAATACCTGCGTATTCCCATTCACTGTTTGCTTTAATGTAACTCTCATAATGATTTTTCTGTGTATCGAGGCTGAGTTCCTGTTCATCACTATCTGTTGAAACTCTGCAATATGCAGCCACCCTTGTCTTCTTAAAAATGGAGAAATCAACCTGATTGATTTTCGTTACATTCTTCACTTATATCACCTCGCTTTATCGTATGACATATTCCCGTAGAAACGCATATATATCAAGTCAATTACTGATAAATCTCGCATAGATAGGGAGAGAAAATAAGTCGATTTTTCTCCGATATTTTGTGTAATTCATCATCAGAAATAAGTCCCTTTTCTGCCATCTTACGAACTATCCTTTCAGCGAGAATGAAGTCAAATTCCTTCTGCAATTCTTCCTGTGTAAACACCTTTGTGTCATGCTTTGGTGCTGCTGCACCGTCTTCTAATTTTGTAATCTGCATAAAAAAAGCACCTCCTACCAGATAGCCTTGGCAGGAGGTTAAAAAGGACGTTTCTGTTAATCTTTCTTATAAAACTGACATTCATATCCATCGGCACGAAGTAATAAGCCTTCTGCCCACGGTGGCGTTCTACCCATCAGTTTGCATACGGCATCAAGTGACATATCCTTTCTGCACTCGATGATGACTTCATCATGCACATGAGCAACGATATTACAGTTTCTTAAAGTCTGCATGGCATACATAAGAATGTCCCTGGCAATTGCCTGTGTGATATTCTCACAAAACTTTGGGCCATAGCTTTCGAGCCTTTCCCATTTCTTCGTGCCACCTACACCTTCATAGGTCACAGATTCTCCACCGAACTGATTGATGCCCATCTTAGGTTTCACATATGCAAGTCTTCTGCCAGAAGGAAGAACGATAAAAAGAAATCCACTCTCATACATAAATCGTATGCCGTGAGTTTCTGTTGTGATTCTTTTCTTCACTGTTTCCTTCACGCAGTTATCAATATCCCACCACAGCATCGTAATAGCAGGATTTGAATTTCTCCAGGCATAGACAAGTGGCTGGAGTTCTTCCTCGGTAAGACCCATTTCAATAGCACCCATAGCTTTTAATGCTCCAACAGATCCGCCATAGCCAAGTGCTAATTCAGCAATCTTGCCCTTCTGTCTTAAATGGCCGTTAACACCATGCTTTTCAACAGGAACGCCAAACATCTGTGATGCACTGCTGCAATAGATATCCTTGCCTTCTTCAAATACCTTGATTCTCCACTTCTCGCCAGCAATCCACGCAAGGACTCTCGCTTCAATGGCAGAAAAGTCAGCAACGATGAATTTGTTATCTCCCTGTGGCACAAAGGCAGTTCTTATAAGCTGTGACAAGGTATCCGGGATATCATCATATAAAAGTTCAAGGGCATCAAAGTTGCCTGTACGAACTAACCCTCTAGCTTCGGCAAGGTCTGTCATATGGTTCTGAGGGAGGTTTTGTAGCTGCACCAGTCTTCCGGCAAACCTACCCGTTCTGTTGGCACCGTAAAACTGAAACATTCCTCTTACTCTGTTATCTTCACACACGGCATTTTCCATAGCCGTATATTTCTTCACACTGCTTTTTGCGAGCTGCTGACGAAGAGACAAGACATCAACAAGATGTTCAGGAGCATCTTTCATCATCTCTGCCACCGCCTTCTTACCAAGGCTATCTGTTTCAAGTCCATTCTCTGAAAGCCAGTTCTTCATCTGCTGTACAGAATTCGGATTCTCAAGACCAGTAAGTTCCTGCATCTGTTTCGTAAGGGCAGCCTTGCTCTTATCGTCAAATGCTATCGCATTCTTAACAAAAACCATATCAACACCAATTCCACGGTCATTGATTTCCTGGTCTAAATGATACTCATCCCATATATTTTCGCTTACCGGGAAACGGGATAGTTTCTGTTGGATACCCATTTCTGTTTCAACATCTCGAAGGTTGTATGCCTTAAACTGCGTCCACTTCTCCAAATCGTGATATGGTTTATTTCTTGTTCTGCCACCGTTTACCTTGGTTGGGGAACAGGGAACGCAGAAGTATTTGATGAGATTCTTGCCTTCTGAAAGTTTCTGTTTTTCAAGTCCAAGAACGGCTCCTACACCTTCAAGTGATAAAGGAAGTCCCAATGTTGCAGCCCATATCATTGTACAGTGCCATGACACAGGATCAAGACAATATCCCTTAAGAGATACACCATTATCACGAAGATACCTGGATAAGCAGATCCTTTCAAACTGAGCATTGAAAGCCCATTTGATAACTGAATCATCAGTAAGTGCATTGATAATCTCGTCTGGTATTTTCTCACCCATACACAAATCCACAACTTTTACTTTGCCACCATCAACAGAATATCCAAAAAGCAGAATCTCAAAGTCCTCGTTTTCTGCATAACGATAGACTCCAGATTTTTGCAGACTCACACTTGAAAAAGTTTCAATATCTATACTGATTGATTTCACATTTTCACTTCCTTCCAATGTAAAACAGACGGCAGAGGATTGTCCTCCACCGCCCATATGCTTATTCTTCAGTTGATTCTTTCTTTTCACTTTTCTTGGCTCTGTGTTTCTTGATGCTGTCACGCACAAGCCAGATACCATTCATGATTGTACTTACAATACCGTAGATTGCAGCACCCATTAAAAAGTAGAAAATGATAAGTACGTCAACCTGCTTTGCTAATTCGTATAATTCGTTCATATCGTTTACCTCGTATATTCGTAATAGTCGCAGACGATGGTGTTTCACACCGCCTGCAGGAAGTTAATAGGTCTATTCAGATTAAGATAAGAAATCGTCATCTTCCTCAATGCTGAAATCATCAGCTGCAGAGCTGCGACCACCAAGTGACTCTCCATCTCTGATTTTCTGAATATTACCAAGACCACAGGCAATCCCCTTATTACCATTGGAATTGAATGCATAGAAGTTAAGAGAAACTCTTGCATAGCAGCCACTGTACACTTCATCACGGTCAAGGATAGGCTTTACGGCCTTATCAACAATCTGTGGTGCTGTCTTACTGTTGGCATTGATGAACCAATGTCCGGCATAAGCCTCGTCCTCACGCTCTGTGTCACCGTCACGAAGAGGAAGCTTGATTGCTGCCTTGTTAGGCTTTTTGCCACCGAACTTTGCGATACCTTCCTCAATAGCTGCATCAATTGCATTATTGACTGCCTTTACTGTTTCCTTATCATCCTTTGGAATAAGAACAGATACACTGTATCTTTCAGGACCGCCATTAATTGATACTGGGTCCCATCCGTGGAAATAAGAAAGTCTTGTGTTCTTGCCTGTGATAACCTTTGTTTTACTTACATTCGCCATAATCGTTAATCCTCCATTTTAAATTCATTTTTAGCGTCTGATATATGCATTGCCTCTCTCTTATCCGAGTTTGGTACAAGAGTCGGCTTTCCGGGTGGTTTGTAAATAAGGTCACCCAGTACCTTTTCAAATGTTGCTTTACCCATCAGTTTCTGCATCTCTGTAAGAGTAATAAGACTCTGACGGTAAATATCCTTATAGCCTGCTTCCTTGGCGGCCTCTGCCACTGCTGATACGTCCTTATATTTACGAACCGAGCGACCTTCAACAACCTTGAATCCTTTCCACTGCTTGCCGTGGTTTACTGCCGATTCAGTAGCATAGGCCATAATCTCATTTGCCCACTTTGTAAGATCAGGAATTACCGATAAGATTTCTTCGATTTCACTGTCTGTAAGAAGTGGAGGAAGTTTGAACTCTTCCTGTGCTAGTTTCAGTTTTTCTTCTGCTCTTGCTCTACATCTGACTGCTGCCCTGCAGAAGGTACACCATTCACCAGGACAGTATTCGCCCTCGCCATTCATGGCCATTTCTGCTTTAGGCTTTAACACCTCGTTAGCCCAAGTTCTTAGTTCTTCCACCGGAATCGTCCATGTGCTAACATTTTCTCTTCGTGGCTGGAAGATGGACATTGAAACTTCCTTGATGTCATATAAGCTGTCATAGATGGCAAGGGCACCGAGTGCATAGCATTTCATCTGTGGATTGTCTGTTGCATCAACAAGAACTCCCATTCCATATTTGAAATCGATGATATGTAATCTGTCATCAGATACAATCACACAGTCTGCTGTGCCATAGCCGTCCGGCACATAATCAGAAAAGTCTACGTGTTGCTCTATCAGCACCAATGGGTCCTTGCAGTTCTGTTTTGCAATATCAAGCTGTTCCAAGACGAAGTCCACATATGCATCTGTGTGTTCCTGCATTTCATCACTGTCATAGGATGATACGGGTCTTTTACTTCTCATGCGGAGCGCCTTCTTAAGCTTGTGTTCACATTGAGCGTGAGCAGCTGTTCCTTCTTCTGCTGCCTGGCTTGTCTTGTTTTCAAATTCTGATTCAAGACTTGCACTTGGTGTACAGTTGAGCCATCTGTGAGAACTTGAAGGGGAAAGAAATGCGTGTTTACTCATTTCCAAGCACCTCCGCCTCTTTGATGATTGCTTCATAGTTGCTAGGGTCGATGTCGGATAACTTGCTGCCTCCGAACTTTGCAATCAGACCCTTAACCTCTGATGTGAGTCCGTTCTGGCTCTTCTCTGCAAGAACTCCTCTCACATCTTCAAGTGTGTAAACCTTGGCTTTTTTCTTCTTCGGCTTTGATTCTTTTTCAGGAATCTGTGCTACAGGCTGAACATCAATGACTTCTGCGGATTTCATATCCGCAAGAACATCTGCTACCACCTGAAGACTATCTGTCAGGTTACGAACACAAGTGATGACACCACCAACAGCGTCAAGTAATTCTGTTACTTTGTTCATGGTCTACCTCCTTCCGTAATTTTTGTGATGGCAAGTTCCTCGATTGCATCACCAGGAACAAGAATCACGATCTTCTGCTTTCTGCCAAAGAGCATACGCAGGAATCGTTCTCTCATGCTGATGCTTTTACAAGAGACCATGCCGTTTCGTTGTGGCTTGTCTGAAACACTGATGTGAAGATTATGTTTCATCGCTGCACCTCCGTTTCCGAGAGATTTGTTTCTCTCTAACTGTTAGCCTTGGGAAGATGTTCTAAAGGACGTTTTTGAAAAACTTTTTTATTTTTCTTTTTTCCTTGTTTTGCTCTTCCTAACTAATAGCCTTGGGAAGGGCATCAAAAGGACGCATTTTACAAAAAAATAGAGCCTGTCCACACTCCGAAGAATGCAGACAGGCTCATGTCTATGTTATCTATATTATTTTAGAAGTTCATTGACTCTGTTTTGCACAGCATTGTAATCATATCCTGCGGCAGTGAGACGATTTTTTCTTTCAGCTCCGTTACCCCAATTTCCACGAATAACTTCTCGTGCAAGCTCATCTACCGTTTTGGTACTTGAGGTATCAGATCCTACGATTCTTCCGCTTTCATCAAAGACAAAGTATCCTGGATTTGATGCAGCACATCTCTTTGCATTGTCAAGGGACTTGAATGCACCTTTCTGTGATTTTGCATTATTCCAGGATTTTCTGACTCTATATAATCCACTTGCAGCCGTTCCGCCAGAAGAAGAACCACCAAGCTGTGCAGTGACCTTTGATGCAAGATCACCAAGTCTTGAGTAAAGCCAATCTCCCGGGCAGGACTTATTGGCAAACCATCTGTGAACTGTAAGTACCATCTCATCAGATTTTGGTGAGTAATTCAAAGTCTTATTTTTATCCCCAAGCCAGATGAGTTTCTTCTTTCCATTACGTTTACAGATATCTACGCAAAGCTTAATAAGAGTTGCATACACAGTGCTGTTCATAGTATATGGATGTTTAGTATCGGATGCACACTCAATAGTCACTGCTCTCTGATCGTTCGCATTAGATGAAGAACACCAAGAACGATTCTTTTCTTCCACATACATTCCGACTCTTCCATCGGGTCCGATGCCATAATTACAGCTTGCTTGTCTGGAAGTCGGTGCAAAGATATTTCCTAAAGTTTCCACAGAACACTGACCCACTACACAATGGGGTGTGATTCTGTCGATGGAATGTGTTCTATGTCCTGAATGATTTGGACTTAGTTTTGTGTAAGATACTAGTTTTGAATTTGTATAAGTCATATTATTTTTCCTCTCTTTCTGCTCTGTCATGGAGCTGCTCTAAAACTGTTTTGATTTTTTCAGGGATTGGAAGTCCCAGATGTGCGGCATTTTCAAGTAAGCTGACGCCTTCATTGGAAATGTAGAAAAAGATGACTGCCGTTCTAAGTGCACTGCCAGAACCGATAACATGAATATCGAGAATGTTTGCAATGCCCACCAGCAAGAAAATCAGCACTTTTCTACAGATGCCTTTGAAACCCACTTCACTGGAAAGCGTATGATTGCTGATGGCACACATGACACCAGTGATGTAGTCAATGACCACAAAAGCGATGAGTGCATAAAGCAAGCCATCACAGCCTCCTAAGAAGTAACCAAGCCAGCCACCAACACCGGCAAAAATAAGTTGAATTGTGTTCCAAAATTCCTTCATTGTTTATTCCTCCATTTCTTAAAATTAGGTATGAAAAAAGCACCTCCGAAGAGATGCCTGATTCCAATATTAGGTCATTCCAATAACATGGAAATTTACAATATAGCTTTTTTCAGCTATCGCAGAGCCTCTTGCTATTTCAAAGGTACCGGTTGATGTTGTAGATGCGTCTTCACAATCACCTGGCACCATCAGAATCGCACCAGCCCAGTTCGCAGTCAGATTTGCAGTAACAACCGGGGCAGACCTGAACGCAAAAGGAAAAGAAATATCTAATGCATCCAATCTTCCGGAAGTATATAAACCGCCCCAGACATTTGTAACATTGGTGGTTATGGTCTTTCTGCACCAGCATTCTGCAATTCCGCTTTCCCATTTACGATAAGTCCAAATACCACTGGTGCCTTGAGAGATGACAAAATCAGATTCTACAGAACCTTTTTTCTTAATACTCCAAGAGGAGGCTATTTCAAAGCAGCTGTCTGTTTCAGATACTTTTCCAATTGCCACACCTTTACCGCCGCTTTTGAAATCCATCACCACCGCTGCAGTAGAAACGATATCCTGCGCAGAGATTGTACAGAAGGCATCTGTCAATGAATATTTGACATCGTAGGTACTTTCTGTAGATATCTTGCCGTTTCCAAATGTGAAAGGTGTATCTGAATGAAAAGATACTCCACCGCTCGTCCAATTTGCATCAGAGTTTTTCTTGTAGAACTGGGAACAGCTCAGTGTATTTTTTCCACCACATGATGAATAACCAAAAGATACAACTCCACGGATATATGTTCCGTCATCATTTAGCGAGCCATTACTCAATGCTCTTTGAGAAACAACTGAATTTATATATGGCGGAGAATAAGCCACAACAGATATGGATGTTGTTTTTGCATCCGACACTCGCCCTCTGGAGTCTGTAACTGTGGCAGTAAATGTAATAGTTCCAGAAGTATTCAAGAATCCTGTTGTAAGCGTGTCTGCTGTTCCTGAATATCCACCTCCACTAATGCTGTAAGATTTAACACTTGATCCATAACTTCCAGCAGCACCGGTTATTTGGATGGCTGCTTTAGATTTTGTCTGAACATATATCCCCCATGATGAAGGCACATCTCCATCCACTCTTGTCACTGACAGATTACCGATAACAGGTTTTACTGAAGATGGAACTGTAAGTGTATGAGTACAAGTTTTAGAACCAACCTTTGTAGAACCACTATAGGTATCGCATGTAATCGTGCAAGTACCTGAAACAGCTGATGGGATCTGACTTGCCAGTGAAACAGGCGGAGTCCATGACACAGAAGTCGATGAAGTTTTTGAGGCTATCGTCCCCGATGCATTTCCAAATTTATAAGTTAAGGTATGCGTAAAGGAAGAGGATGCCCTGCTTAACGTAATGGTTGCAGCACTTCCCATGTTAACATTTGATGCTTTTACTGACGAGGCTCTTGGAATAGTATTTAACGTATGTGTACCACTTGCCGTTACATTTACTGCATAAGTATAAACACCCGCCTGACAGCTCAGACTGAATGATTTTGTACCATCTGCATTATGTGCAATAGTTATCGTTCCAGATGCAACAGTCGTTCCTTTGTACAATTGGATACGGCTGTCAGTTGAAGTTGAGTATACCGTTGTGCCATTGATGACTGCCTTAAAGCCACCGGACTTTACCCATCCCCCACCAGAACCGGAACCTTTTAATGCCCATGATATAGTCGATGTATTTTTCTCTATACTTTGACTGGATAAAGACCAAGAAAGTGTGACTGAACGCCCTTGATATTCATTTGTTGTAATACTTCCGCTTGAAGCCATAATCAATCACTCCTTTATGATACCGATCCTCTCCACTTGATGGAAAGGTTACCGTTAGTTCTTGGAATGAAATCAAACCATCCTCTGGCATCATTTCCCAAGGACAGTTTGTTTCGTATTTCTGCATTTGTAATAACCAAGCTCTGATTTGAGATATATGCAATCTTTTGACCATTTTCTTTGAATGCCAGTTCTTCATTGGAGAGTTCAGCAGTGAATGCATTTCCGACTTTACCTAGTTCAATCAATGCTCCTTTGAATCGGATATACTCTTCCAGAAGTTCCTGGTTCGTTGCCACATTATTTTTTATCTCATCAGTAATAGCAGTGAAATCCATACGAATCTCACTGCTGTTTTGTGTAATGCTTGTTTGAAAATCCTGTTGAATTTTCTCTATATCTGATTTTTCTATATAGGTATCCTTTACCGAACTCAATATCTCATTAGATGTTTTGGTGATTTCAGAGTAACACTCATGCACCTGAACCTTCAGTGTTTCCACATCACCCAATGCATCTTCATACGCCACAACACTCTGAAAGGTGTGCTGGCAGGAAGTCAGAAGTGCCACTTTTCACACCTCCCATCATTTTGAAACATCACACTGCAAGGTCATGATGCTGTCGATATCGGCTGCGGATAAATAGATGACCTTGCCCGTCTTGTCAAAGGTCTTTTCTTTGCCGTCTTTATCCTGTGCATACCAGGTGTAGGTAAGACTCTGCTTTTCCGTTGCATTTGCCCAGGCAGATCCGTTGTATTTCATCAAAGTTACCGTCTTTGCATTGTGATCGACCTTGTACCAGAAAGCTCCGCTTGCGGGACTGGACGGTGCCGTTTCGCTGATGTTTCCAAGCAGTGCATCTACTTCCTTCTGATTGGTACGAACAATAATATACGGAACCACACCGCCAAGGTTATTTTTGACGGTATAACCACCGATAGAAAGCATCTCCGACACATACGGATCTGACTTATCTTCTACAGTGATCACATCCACATAGGTTTTTCCACCATAGGTCATGGTGCATCGATAAGACTGGATATTGATAATATCTGATCCGCTGACAGTCAACGTACTTGTTGTTGCTCCGCTGATATTTGTCCATTTACCATCAGCATATTTTGCCCATTGATAGGCGGCAGCTGTGATTGCCGTTGTTCCACTGTAGGCAGAAGTGGCAAGCTGAATACTGCCGGACTGATTCTGCACAATTGTTCCATTTGGAGCATAGACAGAAAAGACAACTGCCGCCACTCCATTACTTCCGGCTTTGGATTTTGTCCATGTAAATACCTTGGTAACCGTCTTTCCTGAAATGTTAAATGTCAGTGTAATATTTCCATTCAATGTCGATGCACTTCCAAGGTCTGAAGATGCAGCTACGGCAAGTTCCAGCTTACCAGCTGCACTTACTGTTGCAGCTGTGTTGGTTTTCACTGTAATTCCTGTAGGCAGTGTTCCCACCGCACAGGTACAAGCAGTCTGCGTAATACCAACATATCCGGTAAATGGAATACTAATCGTACTTGCAGCAGATGTCTTTCCTTCTGAAGTACAGGCAATCGTCTGTGTCTCATTTCCAAGGACAACCGAAAGACCTCCTGTTCCGGCTGAACCAGGATTACCTTTATCACCTTTTGCCCCGTCATAAATCTTGCTGATGGTAAGCGTGTCATATACGTCATTCTCTGAAGTAGTGACTCTGACCTGTGCAACATTATTTACAAAAACACTGTGTGTAGGCTTTACCACCAAAGTTCCGCCTGTGATGGAAGTATTGTCGGAAGTAGTCGGATAATCTGCCCACGCTCCACTGCTGTTCTTATACTGCCATTTGCTGACGGTTACACCCTGCACCTGTACCGTAAGAGTTGCCTGCGATGCACCAACTAAGGCCTGTGAAGTGTCATACTTAAATACATAAGTATCACTGCTTACTGTACACAATTTTGCATTTTCTGCATTCTTTACCAGGGTATAGGTAATATCAGCTGTGATGTTAATCGTGTTCTTTGTTTCAGAATCGTAGTAACTGATATAGCAGATATAGGTAATCATCCCAGATGAAGATGCTGACAGCTTATTCTGATTTACTGTCAAAACTCCATTTTTAACAGTTTCACCATTTGTCAGTACCGTCTCAGATGCCACCCCATCTTTTCTCTTCCATGAAATCGTCACTCCACTTGCTGTTGGAGATACATTGGTCTGATCCAAGAAAAGAACAGGAGTTAATACAAGATTTGTGCTTGCCCAGCTTGGTGCATAAGTGTGTGGCAGAACATTCGGATCTTCACTCTGAGTCTTTGGAAGATTGGATGTGATATATGCAGACAATTTTCTTTGGTCTGTGATATCCACAAATGTCTGCTGACTGGATGTTAAAATTGTAGTCATTGAAATTCCTCCTAAAGTTTTATTTCACAATAAAAGGACGCATTGTCTAACACGTCCTCAGTAGTAATCGTTATTTGTTTCATGCCGATATGGTTCTTATCCCACTCGGCATCTGCCTCTTCATCAGAGGACTTTCTGTGCCAGATAAAGCACTCAGCATCAATGCTTTCTGTAATATCCTTGTCCCAGGAATAGACCTTACAGAGCATGGTACTTTTTTCACCTTTGGTCTTGAAGATATTTACCCCCTCCACGATAAGTTCGGTTCGATACATCTTCTGAGCATTGATGTTATCCACCTCTCCCAAAATCACATCTATCTTCCTTGTCTGGCCATAAAGGTCATCTTCCAAAGCAGAAATGTTCTTATCCTGCTTTACTGTTGAAGCTGAAAGGGATACACCGCTTGCACCAATCGTGATAGTGTTTCCTGCCGGATTTAAGTAATCCTTGGTTCTGCTGACACAAAGATAAGTGCCGTTGATACCATGAGGTTTGGAAATACACTCCACATACATTCTTGCCCTAATGTCTCCAATATCTGCACCCGTGTCTGATTCATCCACGATAGTAAGCTGAATACTGGTAACTCCATTTACAAGGTCGGACAGTCTTGATTTGGCTTTTCTTAAGAGGTTATACGGAAGAGTCACATCATCCCATACTTCAGATTTCCATATCCAGCCGATTTCTTTTACCGCAGCATCGTCTGAAATATAATTCTTGCCGTCATTTACAGAAGTAATATCTATCCTTTCATCGGATTCTTTTTCATTGCCCTCTTCATCGGTAGTTTTCTTTTTCGCACCAAGAGGAATCAGGGCAGTCACTCGCTCTGTATGATCTCTTGTAATTTTTACATCTGTGATGTTCTTTCCATATTCAACCTTCTGGACGGATTTCATTTTAAAGTCAGCAAGATAATCGAGATACTTGCCATCACTCTCATATCGAACCATAAGGTATCCGCCGTGGGTATTGATGAGTTTATTTTTAATGGCATCCATCGTAACGGAATAATCAGAACTGCTGTAAGCAACATAATCATTGTTGTCCGCCACCGTAATATTGCCTACTTTGAACTGTTTTTGCTGTTCCACTGCCTTGTTATGAACAAAGATGAACTGTTCAAACAGACCTTTTAGTGTCCCCTTATATGAAAAAGGCGGCTGCATTGTATCCTTCAGATATGCAAGAGCCGACTCACATGTCCAGGTATGGGTATTATATAAATCACTGCCATCGTCCAGTGCTCTTCCTTCAAAGACAGTCTCCTCTCCCTTTTTACAGACAATCACCGATGCCATTGGTTTGATGGAATCAATATACGGATGATTGTACGGAGCAGATAAAGTCAGACTGTCGATGTTCTCTGCATCTTCACTGACCTTTGCCTCCGTGATAGCAAGCTTGGAGAGATTTGGATGGTAGAATACATTTCCATCCACATATACTCGAAACTGTCTCATAAGCATCCCTCCCTGTAGCGAAAAGTCGTATCTCCAGTGCTTGTCACCTTCACAGAATTATTGCCATAGAAAAGCTGAAGTTCAGGGATTTCCCATTCTCCTGTACTTAATGTTTTATTAAACGAATCAGTTCCCACCTTCCATGACAGCGTAGTATCTGCTGTTGTGATGACTGTCGGAACTACTGGCATATAATCATTTTTCAAAATGACTGTTCCACTTCCAGTCTGAACAATTTCTGTCATATCCACATGATAGCGATAGGAATCTCCATCCGTACACTCCATCACAAGCTGACCTTTTCCGGCAAGTGGATCATAAGTAGGAGTAAGCTGCAGTGTTCCAATTGCATACAGACTTGGCTCTTCACTTTTTCTTACCTTGCACAATCTTCCGGCATACTTATTTGATGCGGTAAGTACCTGGGCATCAAACTGGCTTCTTGTGCCAAGCATAGACAACGTAATGGTAAAGGCTCTCGGCTTGAAAGAAACCATGCCAAGAGCCTCACTGAATCTGATAGGAGTATTTCTTCCCGGAACAACGACTGTTTCCATCTGGGATTCCGGCACTGGAAATTCAATATTTTCTCGTACCCATCCAACGCTGAGCATAGATACATTATCAATATAAATATCCGGTATCATAGTGAAAGCCTCCTTGTCAGTTTTGTATTTTTACCAAGTCCGTCATCGATTGCAGGAAGTAAATGTCCTACAAGAGTTCCATCGTCAAGGTAGATTCCCTTCGAACTGTTATCTGCAATGATGGCCAAGTACTTCTCCATAGAAGTCATATTCAGTCTGCTGTCAATCATTGCTTCAAGCTGCTTGTAAAAGCCTGAAAGCGGCAGGATTGCCTCTGCTCCTGCTTCTCCTCCCATCATAAGAGAAGAACCGTTCATGCCAAATGCTGTAGGTTTTGTCATGATACCACCTTCCTTATACCAGGAGATGGATAAGTGTGGTACAGAGGGTGGAGCAATGGAAAGTTTACCCGTCACACTAAAATGCGGCAGTTTGATATGAGGAAGAGAGAGCTTCATGCCGGAGAAGAACCCCTTAATGGAATCAACCACTCCCTTCACCTTATTCTTTGCTGCCTCAATCGGTGTTGTGATTGCAGACTTGATGCCATTCCATACAGAAGTTGCCGTAGACTTGATGCTGTTGAACACCGAAGATACCGTACTTTTCACAGCATTAAATACTGTAGATATTGTACTCTTCGCGGCATTGATAGGTGTTGTGATTGCTGTTTTAATCGCATTCCATACCGTAGTCGCTGTATTTTTGATTGCATTAAATACTGTAGTGACAACTGTTTTAATGGCATTGACCACTGTTGTTACCACGGTTTTTATCGCATTCCACACAGTGGTAAATACAGTCTTGATGGCATTCATTACTGTACTGATAACTGTAGAAACTGCATTGATGACTGTTGTGACTTTGGATTTAATTGCATCCCAAACTGCAACAACAACTTCCTTACAGTTCTCCCAAATAAATCGGAACGGCAGTGTGATAATATCGAATGCTGCCTCAAAGAGTGCCGCTATAAACATAATCGCAGTCTGTACGGTATTCTTAATCCCCTCCCACAGATTCATAAAGAAGGTTGTGATGCCTGACCACAGATTTACGAAGAAATCTTTAATTCCAGTCCACACTTCATTCCAAGAAGTACCAAACCATCCAAGCACCACATTGGCCACATTCTGAATCACATTCATGTAGTTGGTAAAGGTATTCTTAATGAAATCCCATACCGAACCAAAGATTCCTTTGACACCTTCCCATACCTGTGACCAATTGCCTGTGAATATTCCAATGAACACATCAAGAATTCCTGTGATAACACCAAGCACCGCTTCAAGAATATTAGCAATCTGTGTGAATACTCCTTCAAAAACCGGAGCAAGGAAGTTACAAAGTCCGTTCCAAATAGCAGATACAACATCCTTGAAATTCTGGAAGTCAAAGCCTAGAGCATTCAGCCTGTCTGTAATGCCCTGCGCAAAGCCACTGAATACAGATTTGATTCTCTCCCAGATTGCTATAATGCTGTTTCTGAAATCCTCATTCGTTCTCCACAGATGCACAAAAGCTGCAGCGAGTACTGCTAGGATAGCCACAACTGCAATAACAGGGGCAGAGATACCACCAATCGCAGCACCAACCTTTCCCATCACCCCGGATAAGCCACCGGCATTGGAAACAAGACTGGTAATCTTAAGTCCCAGCTTGCTGAATGTCTGCATGGCAACACCGACTTTGGATATCACCGTACCAAGTATCACAAGAAAAGGACCTAAAGCCGCAACAAAAAGTCCAACCTTTACAATGACCTGTCTTGTACCCTCATCAAGATTATTCAGCCAATCCACGAAGGACTGAATCTTTGCTACGATGTTTTTGATCATTGGCATAAGTGCATCACCAATGGAAATTGCAAAGCCTTCTACCGCAGACTTTAAGATTGTAAGCTGACCCTTTAAGTTATCAAGCTGAGTGTCTGCCATCTGCTGTGCTGCTCCACCACTGTTTTCAATGGCTATCTGAAGATCCGTCCAGGTATCTCCAGTATTGGCGAGCAGCGCATTAACCGATGCAAGATCTGTTTTGTTAAAAATAGTTGCTATGATGTTCGCCTTTTCCGCAGAAGTCATGCCGTCCATTGATTTATTCAGGTCACCCAAAATATCATTTAATGAACGCATATTGCCTTCGGAGTCATAGGTTTGAACACCCAATTTTTCCATTGTTTTGGCTGCACCATCTGTTGGATTCTGCAAAGAAAGAATCACGTTACGAAGGTGCGTACCGCCTTCCGCTCCCTTGATACCATTATTCGCCAAGATACCAAGTGCTGTATTTAATTCTGCAGTTCCACCTTTGACTGTCTTTGCTGTTGCACCAATGGTCAAGATACCTTCTCCAAGCTGTCCTACAGAGGTATTTGTGCTTGATGCAGTCTTCGCCATTTGGTCAACCATTTTGTTTGCATCAGAGGTTTTCATTCCAAGGGCAGACATAGCGTCAGTAACCATATCCGATGCTGATGCAAGATCAAGTCCTCCAGCTGCCGCAAGATTAAGTACAGTCGGAAGCGTATCAGCCATCTCCTGCGTATCGTACCCGGCAAGAGCAAGGTAATTTAGAGCCTCAGCACATTCACTTGCTGAAAACGCAGTTTTAGCCCCCATCTCTTTTGCAAGATCAGACAGTGCATCCATTGTATTGACGGACTGTCCGTCAAGCTTTGACATGGAATCTTTTGTAATTCCCATCGTAGCCTGAACCTGGCTCATGGAACTTTCAAAATCTGCAGCTGTCTTTACAGAAGCAACACCCAGACCTGTTACCGCAGCAGATGCTACAGATACTTTCTTTCCTGCATTTGTAACACCATTACCAAAGGATTCCACCTTTGATCCTGCTTCTCCGATTTTTGTAAGTGTCTGATTGGTCTTGGATGCCTGTGACTCCAGCTTTTTAAGTTCAGCTTCCGTCTCAGCAATCTCACGTTGAAGAGCATCATACTGCTCCTGTGAAATCTCACCCTTCTGCAGCTGTTCATTTGCCTGCTGTGCTGATGTCTTAAGGGTTGCTAGTTTTCCCTTGGTTTCTTCAATTGCCTGTGTCAGAAGTTTCTGTTTCTGCGCAAGAAGTGTTGTATTAGTCGGATCAAGTTTTAACAGCTTTTGTACATCTTTTAATGCAGACTGCGTATTCTTAATCTGACCATTGACTCCCTTTAAGGCGGTCTGAAGTTTGGTAGTATCACCGCCAATTTCGACAGTGATACCTTTGATTCTGTTTGCCATTGGCGTCTACCTCCTTAAAAAATTGCATAATAAAAGCTCGGATTCGTCCGAGCCATCAGAACTTATCAAAGTCCTCCTGCGTTGCAATGCTGTCATATTTTACAGAATCGTTTCCTTTCTCCGTCCAAATATCCATTACCATACCAATGGTCAGATAATCCAAGTCTCGGATGGAAAGGCCGATTTCTAAGCAACGCAAGAGGAACAAAGGTGTTGTCATCTCCCTACTACTGCGTTTAAGTTTTTTTTAGAGTCAATGTCCGTGATAAGGTTCGTTCCCCAAAGAGCAAGGATCTCCGGAAGTACCTCATAGATAGAAAACATCTCAAACTGGTCAAGCCAATCATCGATGTTATCTGGGATGGTGTTGTCCGCATGATATGCCATGATATATGCCACGTTCTCGAAGATTTCCAAATCATCGATAGCGAATTCTTCTCCCTCTTCCTTACTGCCTTTATAGGAACTTTCTAACTTTGCTAAGTCCTTGAAGATATCTCGTTTGAACTTTGCACGATATAATCTTGGAACAGTGGCAGAGGAACGGAATGCAACTTCTTTACCACCAACATTAATTACTTTCTTCAGCATAATTATTTACCCCCTGTCGAAGCAGATGAGGCAGAAGCGGTCTTTGCTATTGGAACATAGACTGCCTTGTACCAATCGTTGTAGGTTGCTTCCGTAGTTGTATCTCCGGTTCTGCTCTTTACGAGACCATCCTCTCTAGGATCTGCTGTCAAAGACAACTTCTCAGTACCCGGTTCAATGGTATCTTCCTTCGTTTCAGATTCGATAGACGGGCGAGATGCCGTGCAGTTATACATAACATGACGAATGCACTTTGCATCACCATCAAATTCAAATAACAAGGCAAACTTCTCCATCTCAGCAATCTTGGAATTCTCAACAAGAACACCATTCTTATCAAGTTCTTCCTTAAGGATGTCAGTTCTAAACCATTCCGGAATAAGGGCAATCTCTAAGTCACCGCTATAACCGTTGTTAGAAACAGAACGGAAATACACGATACCATCTGCATAGAACGGAGAAGTATCACCTTCTGCATCCAAACTGATGCTTACTGCACCGGGAATTGCTCTTGGTGTTTCATAGGAATAGCCACCATCCTCTGTCCTTGTCAGCTTTGCTGCATGGACGTTTTTAAGGTTGTATTTTACTTTATTACCCATAGCTTTTATGCCTCCATTTCAAATGAATACAGGACTTCATACATCTTTTCACTTTCAATCCATGTTTCCAAACGGTCATAAAAAATGCCGTGACTGTCAAGCACGGATTCAACTTTCTGTTCTACCGACAAGTCCTTCAAATCGGTATACAGTTCTATATGAACTTCGTTTACCTTCAAATACACTCTTCCGTCAGCTGCAAAGTTATCACTGTCGGGCAAGAGAAAGCAGATAAACGGTGGATCTGGACTTTCTCCCTCTGCAAAATGGTCATATGCAAACGGAATGTCAATTTCTTTAATAATTTGTAACAGTTCTTCCATCACATACCTCCAAGTGCTCTTGCAATTTCGGTTTCCAATATTTCAATCGCATTCTCTTCTGCCTGAGCAATGTGAGGTCTTGCAGCCACTCTTCCACCACCACGTTTTGCGTGACCGTGTTCAAGAAGATGGGCAAGCTGATATCGGTTCTTGGAATGTACCGTCAGTTCAAGTGAATTTGAAGTTTCCTTCGTTTTCTTGACTGACCAGCTCTTCGCATAGGCTCCTGTATCCTTTGGGGCAGATGCAGCGATATCTTTTCTTACTGTATTTCCTGCCTTTCTTACAGATTTCTTTAAATCATCCGTAGCCAAATCAGCATATTCCTTGAGACCGTTCATGATTTCATCTGCAAGGTTATCAATCTTTACATTTGCCATCACTATCTCCTCACTTTCTCACATTTCAGTTTCAGGCATTTCTTCTTATAGTTCATGTGGTCAATAGAAACGATGTTATAAAGTGAGCCTTCAAATATAACTCTGTATTTTGTAACATCAAGGTCTACAAGAGCCTTACAGTATCTAACCGTAAAAGAAATATCCGAATCATCTACAATAAGACCTGCCACACTCTTTTCAGAACCACCTTCGCCACTTACCGTTGCAAAGCAGGTGTGATAGTCAGTCCAGGTATTCTTATGATTGCCGATGGCATCTACAACAGTTTCATTCTTCTGCACGGTAATCTTCACATTCAAAAGAGCAATATCCATCAGAACACACTCCTTCTTACACCTTCAAGCAGTGAGCGAAGGGAAATGGTAAGCTGATGGTGGTCTGCATCTTCTCGATGTTCATACAGATAGGCAACTGCATACATGACAGCAATCTTTGATGATGGAATCGCACCAAGTTCATCAACTGATAACCTAGCTATGTCTGCACAGAGATTCTGCCCGGTTGTGATGAAGTTCTCGATAAGTGCATCGTCATCATCAAAATCCACACGAAGGTAACCCTTCATCTCATCAAGATTTACAATCATTTCTATCACCACCTAATAATCTGTGACACCTTATGACTGGCATTCCCTATATCTATATATAGGCTTTAATTTTTTATTCCTATAGAAAAGGATAGTAAATAGCCGTCATAGGGTGTCACACTTAATTATTCTTAACCCTTAGCACTTGCGGTTTCTTCCTTAAGCTTTAAGATCTTTACTGCTTCAGGAAGGATAAGCTTACCATCGACTCTTTCCTTGGCTACATAACCGACCATGCCGTTACCAGCGAAAAGTTCACGAAGTTCTGCAAAAGAACGGGAACCACGGTCACCAATGTTATAGTAACTATAGTCACCGAATGCAATCGCATTTGTAGGTGCGAAAGCAGAAGTGTGAACAGCATAGCCAAGCACTCTGTCAGGTTCTCCTTCCTTGTAAGAAGGCTGCCAGATATATGCTCCGTTGTTATCCTTAAGCTTTCTGATAGAAGCAAGTGTTGCATCATTCATGATGAAAGATGCGTTCTTGCGATAAGGTCTCTTAAGACCGTATACCAAATCAATAAGGTCATCGGACTTGATGGCTGCAGTAAGTGTTGCTGCAATCTGACCACCACCGTTTGCTGCAAAGATACCAGTAGGCTTTCCAGTTCCGTTACCGTTAAGGAATGCATCCTCTTCGGCATTTGCTAAAGCCTTACCGAACTGAGTGATGATGTAGTTTTCAAGACCGAAGGCATTGTCATAAAGCAACTCTTCAGTTACCTTGATTGCTACATGAAGCTTATAGGCATCAAGATAGATCTGATTGAATGTTGCATCACCGAAAGATAATGCTCCACCTTCTTCAATCCAAGCAGCTGCAGGCTTAGTAGCTGCGATGTTGATTTTGTGCTGACCTGCAGTAGTAATCTTTGTAGCAAGGCTGCGCATGATGTTCTCGCCATCAAGCACATCAATAAGTCTGCGGTCATACTCTTCCGGCACAAGATAACCACCATCGGCATCTACACCTTCCTGTAATACATTGCTTACATTACGGAAATTAGAACGCATTGCAGAAAGCATCGCATCCTTATAAGCGTCGGAAGCACGACCCTTCTTTACTTCCTTGGTATCACCCATAAAAGGCTTACCGGTAATTGGAGAATTAACAGGCTTTGCAAGTTCTGCTTCTCTGCGTTCTGCTCTCTGCTGTCTATCGATGGCAGTAGTCAAATCTTCGATTTCCTTTTCCATCTTGTTGTAGGTTGCTGTATCCTCTTCGGAAAGCACACCGTTCTTGTCTTCATGGGTCTCAACAAAGTTCTTTGCAGTTTCCCATACCTTTGCTCTCTTTTCGATTAAATCCTTAATAGTCATAATAGAATTCCTCCTTAAATGAATTTCTTAATAAAATCAAGACGCTCCTTAATTTCTTTTGCAGGAGTGCCGTTACTTGCAGGTGCAGTAATTTCTGCCTGCTTGGTTACCGTCTTTTCAGGCTGAACATAGTGTTTTTCCAGCTTATTGATAAGAGCGTTGTTTATAGCCTTGCGTGAAAAAAGCATCGAGTCAGTTGGGTTCTTTTCCTTCTCCTCGGTGCTTTCATCTTCTTCGTCCTCTTCATCAGGGACTTCTGTGTTCGGTTTTGTTTCTGCTCTTGTGATAATGTCATCAGCAAAGCCAAGTTCAACAGCCTTATTTGCATCCATCCAGGTTTCTGCATCCATAAGATGTGAAAGCTTGGCTCTTGTAAGACCTGTTTTGATTACATAGGCATTGATGATGGATTCCTTAACTTCTGCAAGCATATCGATTGCTTTTTGCATTTCTGCATGGTCACCAATTGCTACGGTTGCAGGATTATGAATCATCATCATTGAAACAGGAGACATAAGCACCATGTTTCCCGCCATTGCAATGACCGATGCTGCTGATGCTGCAATACCATCAATCTTTACTGTGACATTTCCTTTGTACTGTGTGAGCATATTGTATATCTGAGCCGCAGCCACACAGTCACCGCCCGGAGAATTAATCCATACGGTAATATCTCCACTTCCGGCATTTAACTCATCCTTGAAAAGCTGTGGTGTGACATCATCATCAAACCAGCTCTCTTCGGCAATCGTGCCATGCAACTCAAGGATTCGTTCTGCGACTTCTTCGTTTGCCTGGTTCAGAGTTTTTCGACTCTTCCAGTTCCAGAACTTCTTGTTCTTCATCTGCTTTCTCCTCTCCGTTTGATGTGTCTGTTCCCGTAGCAAAGATACCTGCATCTTCAAGCTTGGTCATGTTGCCGTTGATAAGATAAAGGTCACCACCCAACTCAGCAGGAATCCTGTCGAGATTCTCAAGTTCCCTTATGTCATTGGCAGACATCCAACCATTCTGTCTTGCAGTGGCATAACCGTTCATACGACTTTGATAGTCACCACGAAGAAGTCCGTCCACATTAAACTTGATAAAATAATTCTGTTTTTCCTCTGCTGTTAACAGAGAACGAGCCATATTCTGCTCCCACCTTGAAACCCAGGGGTCAAGAGTGTATTTCACAAATTCAAGTGACTGCTGCTCAATATTAGAAAAGCTCGACTTCTCAAGGTCTCCTACCATATGTGGAGGCACTCTGAAAATTCGAGCAATCTCATCTATCTGAAATTTTCTTGTTTCTAAAAACTGTGCTTCGTTCGGAGAAATGGAAATCGGTGTGTACTTCATTCCTTCTTCCAAAACAGCCACCTTATGTGAATTTGCACTTCCTCCAAAAGTCTGCGTCCAGCTGTCCCTGACCTTTGATGGGTCTTTAAGAGTTCCAGGATGTTCAAGAACACCACTCGGTGCAGCTCCATTGGCATAGAACTTACTTCCATACTCTTCGGCTGCGATAGCAAGACCGATAGCATTCTTGGCCATAGCAATTGGCGAGTAACCAACAAGGCCATCAAAGCCAAGTCCCGGAATGTGCATGACTTCATCAGGTATAAGCTTTACGGTAGAACCTTTATTTGTAGGTGCATCGTCTGAACTTACCTGATACTCATAATAAAGACGTCCGTGTTCATCTCTGTCCACTTTCATCCTGTCCGGCATAAGCGGATACAGTGCGATAATCTCTCCCTTGCCATTCCTGATAATCTGTGCGTAGGCATTTCCCCACAACAGAAGATGCGTCATAAGGGTTTCCCTAAAAACAAAGCTTGTCATTTCAGGATTCGGCTCATCATGGAGCAATATATAAAGTGGATGCTCTGTAGCTTTTACCTTACTTCCGTTCTCATCATATTTATAAAAATGTAATGGCAGGCTTGCCACTGCTTCTGACAAGATACGGACACAACTGTAAACGGCAGTCATCTGCATGGCAGAGCGTTCATTTACTCTTTTTCCACTCGTGCTATTGCCCATAAAAAAGCTATATGCACTGCCACTTGTTCTGTTTGTGGGCGCATCTCTTGTCCTAAACAAGCCTTTTAGAATTCCCATTCTAGTCACCTTACCTTTCTAAATTAAAAGACTAATAAGCCTCGTGTATCGTAGACCGATTCAGTCACTTCATTACCACATCTGATTGCTCTGTCAAGTGCCATGATTGTTGCAATGGCACCGTCAATCTTTTCAGTCGATTTTTCTTTGTCTGCCTTGATGTTTCCTGCCGGATCCGTACGAATAAAGATGTTATCCATATTCCAACGAAGAACTGGATGACCACCATGTGCAATTCTTTGTTCAAGCACAAGTTTCATCAGTTCCTTGGTTGGTGGACTCATATCCTTGAATCCCTGCCCGAAAGGCACAACGGTAAATCCCATGCCTTCCAGGTTCTGAACCATCTGTACTGCTCCCCAACGGTCAAAGGCAATCTCTCTGATGTTGAATCTCTCACCAAGACTTTCTATGAAATTTTCTATGTATCCATAATGAACAACATTTCCTTCTGTAGTCTGCAGATAGCCTTTTCGTTCCCATAGATCATAGGGAACATGGTCCCTTCTTACTCTAAGGTCAAGCGTATCTTCTGGCACCCAGAAATAAGGAAGAACTACAAACTTATCATCTTCATCAAGTGGCGGAAACACAAGCACGAATGCTGTGATATCCGTTGTACTGGATAAGTCCAGTCCTCCGTAACATACACGTCCTTCCAGGTCATCTTCATTTACAGCAAAATCACAGGCATCCCATTTTTCCATTGGCATCCATCGTATCGACTGTTTTACCCACTGATTGAGTCTCAGCTGTCTGAAGGAGTTTTCTTCTCCGGGGTTCTGCTTTGCAGAGTCGCAGGCAGCTTTTACTTTTTCTATGGCAACGGTAATGCCAAGTGATGGATTTGCCTTTTTCCACACTTTAGGGTCTGTCCAGTCTTCAGTCTCGTCTGCTCCGTAGATAACGGAATAAAAGGTAGGGTCAACTTTTCGCCCTGCCTCAATGTCGAGTGCCTTCTGATGTATCTCGTAGCAGATGGAGTTCGTATCATTCCCGGCTGTTGTAATAAGGAAATACAACGGCTGCATACGGGCATCACCTGAACCCTGGGTCATTACATCATAGAGTTTTCTGTTTGGCTGAGTGTGCAGCTCATCGAAAATGACTCCGTGTGTATTAAAGCCATGCTTATTTGCAACATCCGCCGACAAAACTTGATAAAAGCTGTTGGTTGGCTTATATATCAGCTTCTTTTGCGACTCCAGTATCTTCACTCTTTTCATAAGAGCCGGACAGAACCTTATCATGTCAACGGCAACATCAAATACAATTTTTGCTTGATTTCTGTCTGCTGCACATCCGTACACTTCTGCTCTTTCTTCTCCATCACCACATAAAAGAAGAAGTGCAACGGCAGCTGCAAGTTCCGATTTCCCTTGTTTCTTGGGTATTTCAATATAGGCTGTGTTGAACTGTCTGTATCCGTTTGGCTTTAATACTCCAAATAGATCTCTAATAATCTGTTCCTGCCAGTCTATCAATTCAAATTTCTTTCCTGCCCACGTTCCTTTGGTATGGCATAGTTCCTCAATAAAGCTGACAGCATAATCTGCCATCTGCTCATCATAATGAGAAGACTTCGCCATAAGCTTCGTGGGTTTATACTTTTGCAGTTTTCTCATTTGCCATCACCTCCACAAATAAAAATAGCCACCATCATCGGTGACACCAATAAATATTTCTATATGAGAAACAGAAGCCTTTCAGCTTCCGTTCCCGATAACATTTCGTTATTCAGTCTAGTTAAAATCATTCAACAGGATGCAAAGAGCAAGTTCCGCCTCTTCGCAGGTCGGCTCAATATCCCAGCCTCTATCGTAGTTGGCAATCCACTCACCGTCCATCTTAAGGCTCAGTTTAGAAATCATACCACCGTTGATGCCGTAATCCTCGCTAGGTTCTTCAAAAGATTTCATCCAGTATTTTACGCTCTTGTATCCGCCATTCCCCTTAGGGATTCCGATTGTTCCTTCTGACCACATGCTTATCTCACCTCCATCTTGATTGCTGGAATTCTTGCATGCTCTCCAGTCTTCCAGTCGGTGTGTCTTGCGTTGACTGTTGTAAGTCCGTTCATGCAAATGCCTTCTTTCTCAAATGCTGCGAGGGTTTCGATAAGGCTTGAAAATGTTGAACTGATGGTAAACTCTGTGATGCCTTCTGCTCTTAAGCAGTCTGCAATCTCTTTGATGTCGTAATCCCAAATGACCTCGTTAAAATCAATAAGGTCGTTGCCAGATTCTTCTTTGGAAGTTCTGTATGCCCAGAAAAGTGTAGGATTGATTCCTGCGTCCTTAAGGCTTCTTACCTTCTCTTCGATTGCCTTTTCAAATGTTCTGATTTCCTTCATTGTGATATACTCCTAAGTGTTTTCTTTTCCTTTCGGTACACTATATATCACTCTAAAAGCACATAATAGCAAGTTAATTACTGGCATAAATGTAACAATTATTTCAGTAGATAACTGTGTATTTTATGCCTCTCCATAAAGGATAAAATGGACATAATCTGCTCGATTTTCCTCTAGGAAAATCACAAGTTCGTAGAAACCATATTCATTGGCAAGTCTCTGAACCATCGTTACATCAAACATATTGGTAAGACCTGAGTCTCTGATATATAAAATCTGTTCTTTTATCTTCTCATCCATAATCTTACTCCTCGTCTGTACAATCCGACAGTCCCATTGCAAGTTCTGTATACACCTTCGTGTATCTGCTTTGTTCACTGCCTTCGGATGATGCCATTGCTCGAAGGTAAAACTCCATCGCATCCTTTCTGCTATCCCATGTTTCAGTGCTGCCGTAGCAAGTGACCTTCACACTATCAAGCTTTCTGCAACTGTCCTCCCCATAAACTACATTGAGTCCCGAACCATTATCCCAAGTAACCATGATACTTGCTGTGTCATCCACACCAACAACTGTTCCTTTTGTCCCAATCGGCGGTGCCTGCACATCATCCATGTGGGTAAGTTGTACTCTGCATCCGACAGGATACTGTCTGCGTACCCTTTCCACAATCTCTTTACTTGGAAATCTCATCGTCTGACACCTCCTTCTTTGCTACATTTTTGAAAGCAGATGAGCCACTGAGATTCTTTAGCAGAATCTTTCTGTCGGCTTTGTACTCATCACCGATAAATCCAAGTCTTAATAGAAAGCATCGGAAAGCGTATTTTTCGTTTTCGACTTTATTTTCGGTATTGTTGATTCTCTTCTGCTTTTTGCTCATCTCGCAAAGTTTGGAAATGAATCGTGTGTAGGTCTTTGCTGTATCTACATCCAGCAATGTCTCAAACCAAGGAAATGTGATGGCATCTTCCGTAATCTCAATCGGAAGTTCTTCAGTTCCCAGTGCCTTTTTAATAAGGTCACCTTTTGCATCCAGAAGATTAGTAAGATTGCCAACCTTAACGTATTCAAGAGGAACGCTCACTGTAAGCCCCACATCTTCGCTATGTGGCGTTTCTTCCGGTTCTTTGTTTACATCTTTATCCTGTTCCAAATCTTTGCTGTTTTCAGTGGTAAAGCCTTTTTCTACAAGACTTTGCAAAAGGTCTTTGATGTCCTTTGGAAAGATGTTCTCTTCGAACTCCAATGCTCCTGTCTTATCTACAATAAGACCTCCGAAGTCATAAGCCGTTGTTGGCATTCCCATGTACTTTGCCTTGGTTCCAAGGATTTCAGAAATGGCTGTAACAAGTGCCTTTCTTTCTGCTCCTGTTCTGTTGAATTCTACTCTCATGTTGAGTACCTCCTTTGTTTTTCGGTACTACATATATCACTCTAAGCCACAGATATATCAAGCGATATCTGTGAATAAAACTGTAGAATATGAGCCGATTTATTCAGCACGATTTTGTGCATAATATGCTATCCCCGAAAGAACAAATACAACATTCGGAAGTGCCACTCCGTTGCCCCACATCTTATATTCTGCTGAGTCCGAATGTGGGCTCTGCAGCCATTTTCTGATTTGATTGTCCGACTTAGGTTTTGTCTTCTTTCCCATTGCGTCTGCATGGGTCTCAAAGATTTCTCTCCATCGTGAAATATCCTCATTTGTAGGATTTTCAGTTTCTAGACCATCACACCACCAATCAGGGAAGCCTTGGAGCCTTGCACATTCTGTAGGCGTTAATCTTCTTACGATATACCTCGGCTCGTTTACAATCGGAGGATCTTTATAATCTGTTGCTACCAATGTATCCGCTAGATTTTCTTCTGCAATAGTATGGAATGAACTCTTACTTGTGCAGTAGATTGGATGCGCTACACCACTTGCACCTGCTGCCACTATAGTCGGTTCTACCTCTTCTTCAATCTGAAAACTGAACTTCGCATTATATCCTTGGTTCATTGCAGGTCTGCCAATACCATAGGCAGGTTCTCCTACAAAGTTTTCTTCCGGTGTTCCAAGCATCTGTGATGATGGTCCTTTAGGTCCGTCATTCGCAGACAATGTGGCATGAACATCAGCAAAAGCTACTGCGTGTTGCTCTGTGGCATTCAGCGTATACATAATATCTGATTCTTTATAACCATCACCCTTATGTGACGGGCGAGTTCCGTTTCCTTCAATCACGGCAATGCCACCTTGATTGCAGCTGGGATTTCCACAATTACCATCAAGTGTGCGAGAAGTATCAGCCTCATAGAATCCGCTATTGGGATTATCTGATTTCATGGAATTGCTGTCCTTGGAGCAGATGCCATAAGCGACTACTGCAACACCGCCTTGGTTGGAATCGGGACTGTTTCCACCGGTATCAATGGTTCTTGATGTATCGGTTTCATACACATTGTTTCTTGCATTTCTTGTACCTTCGGAGGTTAGCCTTACATCAAAACTTTTCATATCTTCCACGATAAACGGCTGATTATTTCCTCCCGTTCCATAGGTTGATAGAACTGTCTGCGATACATCAAGAGGACCCTTATACCTTGCATCTTGTCCATGATTTTCAAACATCAGGCCGATGCTTGCATTTTCAGTGCTTTCTCTAACAGTGGCGGCAGAACCTTGCCACGAAGATATGCTCGTCTTAGAATACCCAGACAAGCCTTCTGACTCAAATAGTATTTTTCCGGCACACCAGCCTGCAAAATCTGCGACAAGGTAGATACGTTTTCTTCTCTGGGGTACTCCCCAAAACTGAGCATCAAACTGTCTCCAGGCAACGGAGTAACCATCTCCCAAGATGCGGCCTGCTGTATTCCATTTGTTAGGTTTAGGCACAGACACTGATTCGTCTTTGATTTTGCAGACCTCTTCGAGGACGGCTCGGAAATCTTCTCCCTTGTTGGAACTGAACGCTCCGGGGACATTTTCCCAGACGATAAATCTTGGTTTTTGTCCATTTGTCTTACACCTCATTTCTTTTATGATTCTGACTGCCTCATAAAACAGGGAAGAACGGGAGCCTGAAAGTCCGTCACGCTTGCCTGCAATACTCATATCCTGGCATGGACTTCCGAATGTGATGATATCGACAGGCTCAAGATCTGCTCCGTTCATCTTGGAGATGTCTCCATAGTGTTTTACCTGTGGCAGTCTTTTCGTTGTTACACGAATAGGAAAAGGCTCAATCTCCGATGCCCACACAGGGGTAATGCCGGAAATCAAGCCTCCTAAAGGAAATCCACCCGAACCATCGAATAAACTCCCAAGTGTTAAGTTATTATTCTCCATCTGCTCCCTCCACCTCTTTTACAAGGTCGGAGTAAACAAGTCTTTCTCCGTTTCTGATTACAAATACATTCTCTGCATCCCCGGTATCCTCTACATATCTGCGAAGAATTACCGATGCATACTTCTCATCCAGTTCCATCGTATGACAGATACGGTTGGTCTTCTCACAAGTCATCAGAGTTGATCCGCTGCCACCAAAGGTATCGATTACAATTGCATTCTCATGACTGGAATTTCCAATCGGATATGCAAGAAGGTCAAGTGGCTTTGAGGTCGGATGATTCTTATTCTTCTTTGGCTTATCGAAATTCCAGATGGTAGTCTGACTTCTGCCGGCACTCTTGCTCCAGTAATGTTTGCCATTCTGAAGGAAACCATAAAGCACTGGTTCATGCTGCCACTGATAATCACTTCTGCCAAGCACCAGGGAATTCTTCACCCAGATGCAGCACCCGGATAAGTGAAAACCTGCATTCACAAATGCTTTTCTGAAGTTCAGACCTTCCGTATCTGCATGGAATACATACGCTGATCCACCCTTTTCCAAATGCTCTGCCATGTTCTGAAAGGCAGAAAGCAGAAATTCATAGAATTTATCATTTGCCATCTTATCGTTTTTGATGGATAAGCCATCGGAACTTTCAAATGCCACATTGTAAGGTGGATCAGTAATGATAAGGTTGGCCTTTTTACCATCCATGAGTGCAGCTACATCTTCTGAAGAAGTTGCATCACCACACATCAGTCTGTGTCTTCCGACTGTCCAGATATCTCCTCGCTGTACGAAGGCTGCCTTTTCCAGTGCATCAGATAAATCATAATCATCATCTTCCACTTCTGACTGCTTGTCTTCTCCATAAAGTTCTGCAAGCTCATCTTCAGAAAATCCAGTCAGCCCTACATTGAAATCCATATCCTTCAAGGACTCAATCTCAATGCGGAGAAGTTCTTCATCCCATCCTGCATCCATTGCCATTCGGTTGTCTGCAAGGATATAGGCTTTCTTCTGTGCCTCAGTCAGATAATCTACGAACACACAAGGAACTTCTGTAATTCCTTCTTCCTTTGCAGCCATAATTCTGCCGTGTCCGGCAATCACGTTATATTCTCTGTCGATGATGACGGGATTGATAAAACCAAACTCACGAAGAGAGGATCTCAGCTTCATGACCTGTTCTGCAGAATGGGTTCTTGCATTGTTCACATATGGAATTAGTTTTGAAACAGCTACAAGCTGCATTTCTGTTGTTGTCTTACTCATAGCCACCTCCACTAAAAAAGACCCCACTCAGCGAATTTTTCAAATCCACCTACAGAGTCTATGTAATCTTTTGCAATATTCACGATGTCCTGATATGGGATTCCATCGATTGTATCATCACCAATGGCACAGCAGATTTCTACAGGCTTTCCTGTTTCCTGTGCTTTTAGGAATGCGTAGATATTGACTGACACATCTGCCTTTGAAAGATCCTTGCCATGAAGACCTCCACCAGTCACTGACTCAGCCATGTCACTTCCTAGCTTTCTGTTGGTCGCACCGGAATCTACATCAATCCCACCAGTCCAATCACCGAGCGGATTGACTTCAGCATTTGGATATGTACTTTTCAAATCTGTAGTTTTTGCATTGCTCTGACAGATGATCAGTCTTGCCTCATCAAGAATGTACTTTCCATCCGTAGGATAAGAAGTGTAGATTTCTCTTGCAATCTTAGAGAGTGCTTTCTGTTCCTCTGTCAGTGGCACACCTTTGAAGATTCCATTGTCACCACATCTCATTCCTTTCGACTGATTTTCTGCCAAATGCACATCCTGCGGCACAATCTGAATAAACACACGGATGCCCGGTGCCATTCGATCCACGATAAATGCTACATCTTCTTTTTCCAAAGGTGCGGAAGTTTCGATCACTACATGACCATAACCATGACCAATGAGCACCTCCACAGCAATCTTCGGATTTTCCTGTTTCTTATATGCCAAATCTACAATAGCACCTGCAATCCTGTCACAGATTTTATCAGGGTGCATTGGATTTACTTTTTCAATCATTTTTACTTTCTCCCTTCTCTCGCTCTTAGGAGTCTCTCCATCAAATCATTCTGTGGAGTAGCATCGTCATAATCGGTACTGCAGTTCTCCTTCACAATCTGAAAAATTTCATTCCACAGCCTTACTGCCTGATTCATATAGTTAATGCCAATATTGATAAACGGAGATGGGATAGGTTTCTGTGTGGTGGGATGCTTGGAAAGAAAACCTAGCTTATTGGTCATCTCCTCACACTGAATCCAACGAGCAGAACACATCGCATATCTTTCAAGCAGCTGCGGTGATACTTTCGATGCACACCCTATCTTCTTCAGCCACTGCCACGTCTCCTCATAGATTTCGGATGCCTGCAGTTCTGATCCATCTCTTTGTTCTGCTGACAGGAAGTCATGTGGCTTTGGCATCTCCACACCTTCCACATCCGGAATATCTAGAACCTCTAATCTTCGTCCGCCGGGATTTCCGTTATTGGCTTTTTCTTTGACAGCCGATTTCTTACGTCCGGCACCAGGTCTTCTGCCTCCACGGCCGCCTATGTTATTCGATTTCGTAGGCACGTCTCATGTTCCTCCTTTGAATTTCTAAAAATATTTATAAGGGTAGCCTGCTTTATTACCCTTTTGATTTCGCCTTTTTTACACGCAAGACCCCACGCCGTTCCTCGGGACCTTGATGCGTTTGAGATTTCGACCGCCCCTAGGTCTTGTCATCATAGCTGTAAACACGATGTTTTTTACTTCCATGATAGTCACCACGCTCGGCATGAATCTTTGCATGACATGACTTACATAAAGCAATGAGGTTAGACCTCTCATGCGTTCCACCTTCTGACAGTGGTAACTTGTGATGAACCTCATCTACAGGCACAAGGATTCCTTTCTCAAAACACAGTTCACAGAAAGGATGTTCCTTAACATAGCTGTCACGGATTCGTTTCCACGCTCTTCCGTACCTACGGCGTACAGCTTTGTCTCTGCCATACTTCTCGTAGGATTGGTTCATTTGTTTTTCATGTTCCTTGCAGTATCTACCTTCTGTTAAATTAGGACAGCCAGGATAACCACACGGTTTCTTTGGTTTTCTTGGCATCTTTTTCACCTCCATCTGGACATAACAAAAGCCTCTGCGGGATTGCTCCTACAAAGGCTTGGTTCTTAGTCTATTATGCTATTATAAGTATATCACACCATAGAAGTGATTTATAGATGAACTGAGGTGAACTTAGGTGAATTCGAGTGAACTCTTTTACTGTAATTCCTCATCCAATCTCTCCAAGGCTCGTCCATGAAGGGAGTAGAGCCATCGTTTGGTGTAGAACAGACTGTTTGCTATATCGTCCCAAGACTGGTGTTTGAAATATCGGCTTATCAGTATGGTCTGATATTCCGGCTCTTCAATTCGACCAATAGCCTCCAGGAGATATAGTTTTTCATGTTCCAGCTTTTTCTCATCTTCCTTTATCTCGTTTTCAAGGTCGAGATATTTGATAATTGTTTCTTCAAGTCTTGACTTTCCTTTATTAGGATTCCTTGGCATATCATCAAACTTTGGAGATGAAATACCACTGCTCATATCTTTAAGAACAGCCAGACGTTCCTTCTTGCTTTGAATGTAGGATTCCATTCTTGCTATCTTTTTCAAGTATTCCTTAGCCACCATAGGCATCACCTCCAATCCTAGCTTTAACTGCATCTATAAGACCTGACTGTGTTTTCTCCTTGAGTCGTAATGCCCTCATCACATCTTCATCAATCGTATCCTTTGCGATAATGTGATGAATGACTACTGTATCATTCTGACCCTGCCTATAAAGTCTTGCATTGGTCTGCTGATAAAGTTCAAGCGACCATGTAAGCCCAAACCATATAAGCGTTGAACCACCACTTTGAAGATTTAAGCCATGTCCGGCACTTGCAGGATGGATTACGGCAATCGGTATCTCTCCACTATTCCAATCCTTAATATCCTTCGAATTCTTAATTTCACGAACCTTGAATCTTTTCCTGATTCGTTCAAGATCATGGTTATACCAGTAGGCAACAAGCACGGGTTTGCCATTGGCACCTTCAATTAAATCTTCAAGAGCATCAAGCTTACGGTCATGAATATAGAAGACCTCTTTTTCTTCGTTATAGATAGCACCATTGGCCATCTGCAGAAGTTTGCCTGAAAGAGCAGCTGCATTTGAAGCATCAATCTCTTCATCTTCCAAAGACACCACCATTTCCTGTCTTAATGTGTTATATACAGACCATTCCTTTTCGGAAAGCTTTACCTCCACTTCATTCATAATGCATTCAGGCATTTTAAGGAAATCTGCCGACTTCATAGAAATCGTAATATCCGATATCAGTCTGTAGATGGCATCTTCCGCACCAGGTCTTGGTTTATAGGAAAATATCATCTGCTGATTTCGTTTATCCGGCATAAAGAAATTGTTGCGATAATGGGTTATGTATCTTCCGAGCCTTTCTCCCATATCAAGGATTCTGAATTCTGCCCACAAGTCCATCAATCCGTTACTGCTTGGAGTTCCTGTAAGACCCACGATTCTTTTTACCTTTGGTCTTACTTTAAGAAGGCTCTTAAATCGTTTAGCCGATGCAGACTTGAAAGACGATAATTCATCAATGACTACCATATCAAAATCAAATGGGAAACCACTCTTATTTATAAGCCAGTCCACATTTTCTCTGTTGATTAGATAGATACCAGCACTTTTTCTTAATGCCTCTTTTCTCTCCGGCTCTGTACCTATAACAACCGAATAGGTAATCCCCTTTAAGTGATCCCACTTTTCAATCTCTGCAGGCCATGTATCTCTTGCTACTCGAAGGGGTGCAATCACAAGAACCTTTCTTACTTCAAAGCTGTTGTATAGTAGCTCATAAATTGCCGTTAAGGTAATCACGCTCTTTCCCATACCACAATCAAGGAAGATTGCCGCCACAGGATGTTCCATCACAAAGTTTGTTGCATATTTTTGATAATCATGAGGATTGTATTTCATCAATGACACCCCCAATCACATCCGTGTTATCAACCACATAGCAGGGAAAGCCTAAAGCTGATAACTGTTTTATTCTTCTTTTCTGTAAGGCTCTTGGTTTCTTGCCAGGAGCCTTGAGTTCTATAAAAGCTATTCTCCCTCTTGGAAGAAGAACCAGTCTGTCCGGTACTCCATCAAATCCGGGAGATGTAAACTTAAGGCAGAAACCTCCTGCAAGCTTTACAGCCTTTACAAGTTTCTGCTCTACTTCTTTTTCACGCATTCGTGCCACCTCCATCAATGTCAAATTTGATGGTGTGACAGGGTCAGACTGTCATTTCCTATACTTTATATATAGACTTAATTTTTCACTCTATAGAAAAGGATAGTAAATAGCCGTCATTAACTGTCACACCTACTGTCATTACTCTTCTTCCATAAAGTCCGTCTTGAGTCTTAAGCCTTTGATGTATCTGCCTTTACGGTCACGGTATCTTTCAAATCCGACCGTTTCCAAGGCTGTGTAGAAATCAGTTGTACTTCTTGTAAACTCACCCACCTGGGTACAGAAGATTCGATACTCGTTATATACCTCGCTCGACTTTGCCACATAGGCAGGGTCAAGTTCGCAGCGTTCACTTAAGAAGTAGGAAAGCCAATCATTACTTTCCTTATAATGCTCAATGGCATCACGCACCTTCTGTGGAGGGTCAATCTTGTAGTTATCTGCGATTACCTTTTTCGCACCTTCAATTACCCATGTAAGGATTGCTCCGCCTGCATTCTCATAAAGATAGTCAGCATAGTTCTTGATATCAGCACTTCCTTCAATCTTGGCATCAAACGGAATAACGATAAGTCTTCTCCAGGTACCTTTATCAATCGCACCGACCTTTGGCAGATGATTGGTATAAAGCACAAGTGTATGTGTTGGAGTATATGAGAACGGATCTTTATACTTCTTTTCAGCATATATTTCATCGGTAGAACAGAGCTGCTTTACATTGGCAGTATTCAATCTCATGCCTTCTTCAAGTTCTGCTGCAATGAGCATTCTTTTACCCTTTGCCTCTGCGAGTTCCGGTTTAACATTTCTTCTGCATCCAACGGTAAGCATATCGGCAGAGATGTTTCCTGAATATGTACCAAGCACTCTTGCGATAACATTCCAGAAGGTTGACTTACCATTGCGACCTTCTCCATATGCAATAATAAGTGCCTCCACATACACCTTACCTATCGCAGAAAGGCCAACCATTCTCTGAACATAATCGATAAGGTCTGTATCCTTTAAGAAGAAGGTATCAAGTGCAGCTGTCCATATATCTGCTCCATCACTTGATGGGTCAACGGTTGTCTGCTTTGTAATGAAATGCTCTGGTCTGTGTTCCATTGGAAATTTGATGCCCTGTCTTAAATCGTAGGTAAGAGTCGGTGTATTAAGCATGAACTCGTCAGCATCAAGATTTCTCTGTTCCACTTCAAGCATAGGACGTGCCTCTTTTAACGTGGCAGCAATGTTCTTTGTATCTCTTCGTTTAATGGCATATTTCTTATAGACAGAAGCATTTTCATACATCTCATAGGCGTGAGCCTGCTGCTTGTTAAACATCTGCACGGCTTTCTTCGGACCCACAGATACAAGAATCTCCATACCTCCGTTCTTTACAAGTTCATCCATAGCTTTCTTCATTTCCGATTCAGACTCTGCAAGCTGTCTTTCCGTCAAGTCCTGGGAAACACCCTGCGACTTAGGCTTTGACTCTTCCCAAAAACTGCCGTTATAGACCATGTAATCAGTAGATGTGGAATAGCGTAGGATATCTTTGTATTCTCTTGCAAGCACCGTAGCCTGACCAACATCAGAGAAGTCTTCTGGTTTAAGTCTGCAGTCTGAGTTGTACTGTTCCGGTGGAATGTATCCTTCTTGGTTTGACACCTTGTTACCGAACTTTAATGCACTTCGCCATATCACCTTAAGTTCGCTTTCAGAAAGTGGCGGATTGCAGAGTTCTGCCTTCTTAAGGAAGATCTGATAAGCATCTTCTGTATTTCCATATCTCTTGATAATCTTTCCGGCAATGTGACTCATAGTACTGTTACGCTGACCTTCCGGCACCTGCTCAAGGCTTGCATCGAAATCAACAAAATCATCCTCTTCCAGATAATCAAGAATGGTTTTATTTCCTTCATAGAACTCCACTTCATCAGAGTCATTTCCATAAAGGAATCTTGCAGAGTCTAATGCGTTGGTATCGTAATAAGGAAAAGCGTCTGCAATCTTTTGTTTCATATCTGCATACTCCTGTTCATCCGATACAATCTCAATAGGGAAGAAGATATGAAATCTTGGTCTATCAGATTTATCTCCCTTTGGAAGGTTGTTGTGTCTGCTATACGATACAGCAAAAGCAACACCCGGTATTTCAAGTGCTATATCAAGAGGAGTTACCCATTCATTCGGGTTATCTGAATGGTCATTATCACAGTCAAGAGGAATACAGTCGGAGGATTCAAAGTTATCCTTACTGCGATAGTTTCCTTTATACTTGGCTGTTACATGATCCATCTTTGTTGCTGCGATAAAGGTTTCTTTATCCGAAACAATATGCTTATTGGGATACAGACAGTTACCGCTGTTACCGACACAGTCTGCTGAATAAACAGTAAAATTAATCATATTCCCCGACCTCCTTCAAATTCTGGGTAAACCATCTGATCTTCATTCTTCTTTTCTTGGCAACACCAATCTCACGAGCCATGCCTCGGCTTATCACACCACCGAAGACCCAGACCTCTGTGCATTTGCCAAGAAGCACATAATTGAAATGCATAGCCATCTCTCTTTCCGTCTCATTACCGTCATCCATGAACTGTGGATATAAAAGATGAGGTGTTACCGGGATAGCATTTTCATCAACAGCGAATCTGCTGTATCGTTTTGCATTCTTTACATTGGTTTCAACATCACCCGCATATGGACTACATACATACACCAACGGAAGATAGGCAGCCTTTTTATCAGCTGCCTTTTCTTCACGATGGATATTGGTAAGAGCCTCATATGTAGTCGGGTCGTAATAACCCTCATGATTAAACTTATCAATGCCCATATCTTTTAATCCTCCTGTTCAATGACTGGTAAGATGCCTTCGCTCTTCAAAAGGTCATAAAGGAAAAGTCTGCCCTTCTGTGTCCAATAGGTATGCATCACACTTCTGCTCTCATCGATTGCATAGGTACGTGATTGTGTGTATCCGCATTCTGCATACTGCTGATATAAAAGCCATGTCTTTCTGAACTTGTACTGAACCCCAAGTTCATGAAGAAGTTCATTAAACTTGCGACCGCTCATACCGTAGTCCTTTGCAATCTGTGTGATAGGAACTGTGTTCTTGTTCTGTAAAATAAGGTCGTAGTAGCTTGCCTTTGGCTGCATCTCTGCAATCTGCTGACGCTGAATAAGTGTCTGACATTCAAGCTGTTTTCTTCTCTCACGCTCTTCCTTAAGCTGTGTAAGTGCTGCAATCGCAAGATCAGGATTCTCCAAAATCTCATCGATGGCATACATTCCATGCTTACGGATAGCAGGAAGAACCTCTGCCGTTACCCAATGTTTGAACTTCTTCGCATTAGGCATCTTACTTGAAAGGATAAGACTGTAAAGACCTGACTCATTGATAATGATGGTTTCCTTATCCTGGTTACCATCAAAGAGCATGACTTTATGTCTGTCCTCTTCATCTACATGGCGGTTGATATCTCGACTACCGTTCTGGTACCCGAGAATGTCCGCTACATCCTTGCCGACAAACATGATTTCACCGTTTACAGTTGCTGTTCTTACAGAGCCAAACTCTGTGCTGTTAAAAATTTGTAATTCCATACGAATTACCTCCTTAGATAAAAATTTCTTGGAGGTGTCACCCTCCTACCTGGTAGCCTTGGGAGAAGGGTTAAAAGGACGTTTTTGAAAAAACTTTTTTTAATTTGTTGATTGCACGTCTGTAACGATGACTGACATTATTGGCATCATCACCGATTTCTGTTGCATACTCACCAACGGTGTAGCCGTCAAGGGCAATGGCAATGACCATATCTGCTACCGCAGGTTTAAGAAGACTTCTCAAAGTTTCACAGCATTCTTCGTATTCAAGCTGGTTATGTACTCCGTCAATAGAACTGTTAAAGGCTGACTTATCAGTTGCTCTGAACATAATTGCCTCTTCTGTGTTGATCTCAACTGTTCCGTCCTTGCTCTTCATATAGGCATTGCCCGTATGACGGTCATGCTTGTGCCAGCTGTTGTAATCGGGTCTGTTGAATCTCTCTTCGATTGCATCTTGGATTCTCTTTTCGTAGTCTTCCTGATTTTCTTCTTCTGAAATGGAGATATTTAACCATTTCTCCAATTCCATGTTTTCGACCTCAAGGGTCTGGTACTCGTTCTCATAACGAATCTTGATTTTCATAATGTTCCTGCCTTTCTGCCTGGTTCTCAGCAAAAGGGCAATGGGAACAAATAAAGGCCGGTGCTTGTAGAAGTACCGACCCGAAAAGCCTGAAAAAGGGCATAAGGAAATAAGGGTACTTCTATCGCACCTTTCACAGGTTGTCCTGTGATCGATGCCGATACCTGTATCCCAATGCCCTTATAGCTAATCAGGCCTTGTGATATTTTTTTAGTGCCTCTGGCACTTAGTTGAATCCACTGAATGAACTCAACTAAAAGTCAGAGAGAAAGCAATTCTTACCGAAAATATGAATTTTCTCTGTGAACGCATATTAACAATTTGTGAAAGTGTAGATTTTCGTCTGTTTTTCTGATATAATAATTTTTAGACCAATTTCCCAGTACTTACTCACAAGTAGCAAGCACTTGCTGTTTGCTTTCTACACTACCCAGTATATATAAGTGGGTAGGTAGAACTCGGTAGCCGTGGGTAGGCTTGGGTATTAATAGACGATAATGGTGGTGGAACTATGGAATTTAAGGTTTTTGCAAAGAAACTAAAGAACGTAATTGGTGGAAAAAGCAATACCAAATTATTTACGAAGACCATTTTTGAAACCATGATGAATGAAAGTGGATCCGAATTATTAGCAGACACTAGCCTTGAAACTTTCAAATCATACTTCAACGGCAATACAAGTATTTCAAAGGTTGCTGCTCTTATATTGGCAAACTTAAATGAGGACGATGAATTTCCTTCATATCTTGAAGGTTTCGGAGAAACAACTGCGCAGCTGCTTGCTGACGAATTTAAGAATGATATTCCTGATATTAACTCTGTAAATGCTTCACTTAAGATTACAGATTTGTTTTTGGAAATCTTGAGAGAAGCTGCAGGCAAAGAAAAAAGCACTCCGAAGAGTGCTGATAAACCCCCACATGATATTCTTGAAGAAAAGATACTAGCATCTGGACAGGCAGTAGCTGATGCGTGGGGGAACGCAGTAAGCAACCTGGTAAATGGATTAAATAAGAGCAATGTTGCTGGAGCAGCAAGTGTTCAACTTCCTGAAGAACAGGCAGATGAATCTCCCTATTCTTCTGAAGACAATTTACTACTTGAAGAGTTCACAGCAGATTATGACGAAATCATGGTTGCTCTCATTGGAGAAAACTATGCTGCATCATTAATCGACATGACTCTGCCATGTAAAATAAAAGACTTGTATGAAACCAAGTGGGTGTCAAAAGCAGATACATTTGCTGATCCATCTTTAAAATCATATGTTTTTGGTTTACTTGGCGAATTAAACAATATAAGCAATAGCTTCTTAGCAAGTGGCTCTGCAACTCCTTTTTTAGGAAGTTCAAGAACCAAAATACGCAATTTGTATGTAAAGCTTCATCCAGACCAATTCGCAGAGCCATTTCCGTATGATGCTTTTATCGATGATTGGGATGACGGAGAATATCAATAACCGAAGGGAGGAATGCTAATGCCAACAATCGATGAATCTCTCAAGAAGATAGATAGTGTTATCTGTAGGCATTTAGATGAAATAGAAAATAATTCTCGTGGTGCTATTTCTCAAGATATTTTAGAGCAGTTAACAAAGTTCGTAAATCACATCATGCTCAAGTTTTATGCCAACGGCAGAGAAATACCTATCACTGCCGAAAACATTGCAAAAGCCACCGAGTTTGCACAGATAAACAGTGAATTATACACTTTATATAAATTCCATAATTACCTAGAAGTAGTCACTACACAATATACTTTGGATGAAGACGGTTCTGAACGATTAATGCTGAAGTATTATCAATATCTACTAGAAGCCAAAAATCTTATCTGGCACTACTTTGGCATTGAAGTATTACATAACATAGATAAGTTTCCTCTTCATTTAGATGATACTTTACAGGAATACTATAAAAAGATTTCTGAAAAAATAGAACAACATCCCGTGTCATTACACAGTGACAGTAAAGATAAATACTATATTCAGAAAATCAAACCACTTTTTGTAAACAGGCACATATATTACGAAATCACGTTTATGCCTATAGACGATAGGAAGAACAAATCCAAATCTAACAGAGTAATTGCTTTTACCAAACTTCCAATCAAAAGCAATTACGCATCAAAGTTTCATCTTATACATGAAACTATAGAAATATTGGGAAAAACAATGCCTATTATCATTATTGATGGTTGGGAAGTTTCCATCCGTGATTGTGAATTTCAAAATTTTATTAAACTGATAAAAGGAGAGAAAAAAAGAGTACCGTATCCAGAACAACGCTTAATCTGTGAGTTTCTTACCAGAACAAAGTACACTTTGACTGCTCTAATGGACTTCCCGGATAAAGCATATGATAGGCTTACTCTTGAATGGAAAAATAACCTTAAATCTACGGTATTTATTCCTATTTTAGATTACTGCAGAGATCTGATACGAAAAGGTCGAAAAGGACAAAACGTGCTGCGTTATCTTCTCTATAACATGAACAATGTTATTATTAAAGACCAATATTCGGACGGCTATTATAGCAAATATTATGAAGAATGGGTACACGCCGGAAACAGTTACCTTTCTGGTCTGTATTTGTCAAATGGTTGCAGGCAGTTTGATTCTTTACCATTTAACAGATCTCCTGTTGGTCATAATCCAAAATTAGGTGCTGTTTTTGATTGTATTCCGTGTAAAGACAAACGTCCCGAATTATTCGCAAGGTTTATAAGGAACAACACCGAAGGCAAAGGTCAACTCTTCACTGATATTGATGAGTTGAGTAATTTCCCAGATTATCAAAAGCTTATCGAAAAGTATAACGATAGCCTTTATTCAGGACACAGACCTGAAAGTGATTTAATGATTGAACATAATCAAGTATTTATAAACAAATACAAACTCGATACTTGTACTGTAATTGAAAAATTACAAGAGTTGTCAGAATCCGGCATCGAAAATTATAGTGACGATGTTGAATTATGGCTACTATTAGGCGATTACGAAATTGACTGTGACGAAAAGAAGGCCATCATCACTCGTATATTTTCAGAGTCAAAAGTCGGTGTAATATACGGTTCTGCAGGTGTAGGTAAATCTACGCTTATAAATCATGTTTCTCACTACTTAAATGATGATGCCAAATTATATCTAACACAAACAAATCCAGCAAAAGAGAACCTGATGCGAAAGATCGATGCAGAAAATACAACTTTCTCAACAATTGAAAGTTTCAAACGCCAAGGGTCTGCTTTTGCGAAGTATAAGTTATTGGTTATCGATGAGTGTAGTACCGTCAGCAACAAAGATATGGTTGAGGTTCTTCAAAAGGCAAATTTTGAAATGCTTCTATTGGTTGGAGACACTTATCAGATTGATGCTATTCAATTTGGAAATTGGTTCTCGGTATTAAAAGCATTTTTACCAGAAAGTGCTGTATTTGAACTTACCCAGCCCCATCGAACCAAGGATGAACGATTACTTGAACTGTGGGATAAGGTCAGACAGATGGATGATACTGCAAAAGAAGTCATTGAAAGAGAAAGCTACTCCTTAAAAGTAGATGAATCCCTACTCTCTTCTCTTGACCCAGGAGAAGCTATCCTTTGTCTGAATTATGACGGTTTATACGGAATCAATAACATCAACCGATTCTTACAGGAAAGTAATCCTAACCCTGCTGTTCAATGGGACATTCAACAGTATAAAGTTGGAGACCCGATTCTCTTCCTTGATTCGGATAGGTTTTTCCCTGTCATACACAATAATATGAAGGGAATCATAAAGGGAATTGAAATCTTAGACCCAGATACTCATGAAGAACGCATTCAGTTTGATGTTGAGATACCTAAGGTAGTAGATGAAAGTGATCTCCGGCGTATTAACCTCGAACTAATTGAATGTTGGGAAAGCGAAGGAAAATCGTTAGTTAGATTTTGTGTACACAAATTAAAGAGTGCAGACGAAGATGGAGATGAAAGTACCTCATTCACTGTTGTACCATTCCAAATTGCTTATGCTGTATCAATACACAAAGCACAAGGTCTCGAATATGACTCTGTAAAGATAGTTATTACCGATGAGGTGGAAGAATTAGTAACTCACAATATTTTCTACACTGCTATCACAAGAGCCAGAGAAAAATTAAAAATCTACTGGACTCCTGAAGTCGAGGAAAAGGTTATTAACCGAATCAGACCACGAGATATCAGTAAAGATGTAGAATTATTAAAAAACTATCTCACAGAGAAACAGCAAGATGAGTCATTTGATTTTTGGTTGTAAAGCAAGGAGGTTGATTATGCGAATCAGTTACAACAAATTATGGAAGATGTTAATTGACAAAGAAATGAATAAAAATGACCTTAAGGAGGCTGCCGGAATCAGTGCAGCATCCATTGCCAAGTTAGGCAAAGGTGCAAACATCACAACTGATGTTCTTCTCAAAATCTGTGAGGCCATGGATTGTAAGTTAGAAGACATCATGGAAACAATAAAGGATTGA